TTTAACCATTTCTCTTCCTGACTATCTTTTACATACAAACATATAATCTTACCACGTTTACCTTCTTGGTAACGTATAATACGACCAACACGTTGTATCATAGTCAAGCCTTTGCTAGTTAATCCACATATTACAGCCATCGTTGCGTCTGCTACATCAAAACCTTGATTCAAAGCTTTAGTAGAACATAGTACAGGTTTTACACCTGATCTAAAATCTGCCAATGCTTGTTCTCTTTGTTTTTTAGTTTTACCACTGTGATATACTGTAGAGAATGTATCTGTAGCTTCAGCAAGTTTATTTGTAAACTCGTTACTACCACCAAATACTAATATTTTCTCTCCAATATTTTTAATTACAATTTTTTGTAACATAGCTAACTTGTTGTCAGCATGATCTACTACGGCCTTTCTTTGTCGTATAGATCTGTAAAACTGTGCAGCTGCCGCTTTCTCTTGTTGAGTAGCTGTATGCTTACCTGCCCCCATGATATATCTAGCCTGATCAAACGCATCAAACTGTCCAAGAACATATTTAGCATATATAAATGTATTATTTGCTTTTTTATATTCTTGTTGTTCAACGCTTGTAAGTTCTACAGGCACACATATAACTTCATAAGGAGAAACTAAGCCTAAGTTAACACATTCATCTAGTGTTATCCTATACGCTATAGGAGATATAGTGTCAAGTAATTCCTTGTACTCTAAATCTTCTGGTAGCGTCGCAGTCATGCATAATAACCTTTTATATGTATTGTTTTCAAAAAACTTACGATACTCAGGTGATAAACCAAGGTGTATCTCATCACATACAACAATGTCGTAATGATTACCTTTTAGTTTATATGCAGACTGATAGCACATTACGTCCACTCTGTCTAGCAGGTGTTCGTAATTCCATTTTATAAACTCTTCTTTAAATTGTTCTTGTAATTGCGTAGTAGGTACTAGCACAACGCCCACACTATCAGGATTATTATCAAGAGTGTTGCCCACAGCAAGGACTCCACATCTTGATTTCCCGAACCCAGTACCAGCGATAATACTACCAACATAGCCATTACTAGCCCATTTATTAAGAGCCTTTCTTTGTTCCTCATCTTTTGTTTTTATTAGTTTACTCACACGCACTTCCATAGATTAACTGTTCTTTCTGTTTGAGTATCATAGTAATCACCAGCGTGCTCTACCAATCCCTTCTCGCGAAGTTCTGATACACGTCCAGTGACTCTATTTATATCCCAATCTAGTTTTTTAGCAATCATTCTGTTAGTGGCCTGCCCAAGATCTACATGTAATACTTTTAAAACTTGAGCTTGTCTACTACTAATAACTTTATCATCTAACAATTTTTTGTAAGATGCAACTGATTTTTCATTCATTTTTATTAATTTATTGAGTTAATAACATGTATAGTATTGTTCCTAAGATTCCTAAAAATCCAAAATACATTGCTAGATAGCTAGCAATTACACTATACTTTCTTTTATTTTGCCACCAAGGCAGTCTATTGTCATTCATGATTTACTATTTCTGATATTTGTATTAATTTTAATTTTAATTCTTCGTTTTCATGTTCTAAGTGTTCTACTCTAGCTGCAAAACGTGCAAGCAAATCATCTTTATCATTTGCATCACTCATACCTTTGATACCTACAGCTGTAGCACAAATATTAAAAAACTCTTGGTATGTTTTATCAACATCCATAAGATCCATATGGACCTTAAACGCGTGCAATACAGTAGCATGATCTCTATTAAACATAGCAGCATTTACAGTAGTACTGTAATTAAGCTTGTCATTAATTAAAACCATACATATTCTACGAGCTGTTACCACCTCTGTAGTTCTAAGTTTGCCACGTATTTTACTAATAGGCACTTCTGTAATTCTAGAAACAGTTGCAAGTATTCTTGCTACATTTGAATCTAATCTGTGTAATTTTATCTTTCCCATAATTTTAAACTGTTAGTTTCATTTCATCATCTAAATAATTATTCCACTTTTCTTTCTCTTCTTCACTCATTGCAAACCATTGTATAGGTTCTGTTAGAGTTTCATTTATTTTCTTAAAATGTCCACATGTAAAAAACCCAGCCTTGCCACCAGAGTACGACTCTGCAGCAGGATGCGGTGCTGTAAGAATTGTGTGCTGACCTTTAATAAACTTCTGATACTCTTGTGCTTTCTTACCCCACAATACAAAAACAAGATTAGGTTTGTTAATAGATAGTTTTTGTATAAACATACGTGTAAATGGCTTCCATAAACTTGTATGTACACCAGCGCTACCTTTTTCTACAGTCAATGCAGTGTTTAATAACAACACACCCTGTTTAGCCCAATCTTCTAACGTCACACTTACATCAACATCTCCAAAATCATTCTTTACACATGTTATTATGTTACGTAAGCTAGGACTAGGTCTTGCTCCTTCTCTATTAGCAAAAGCTAAACCAGTTGCACTACCGTCGTGATAAGGATCTTGTCCAAGTATTACAACTTTTACAGACTTTAAAGGACATAGTTTAAATGCTCTAAATGTTTTACCCCTACCTGGGTATACAACAGCGCCAGCATTTGCACGTGCTTTAATCTGCTCAGTTATACTATTAAATGCTTGTGTAA